ATTACTACGATGACCGGGCGGTGGAGGGGTGGATCGAGTTCTGCGAGAACGAGCTGACCCTAACTGATGGCTCCGACCTGCATCTTCTGGATACCTTCAAGCTCTGGGGCGAACAGGTGTTTGGATGGTACTATTTCGACGACCGCTCTGTCTATGTGCCGAACCCGGATGGACGGGGCGGCCGGTATGTGACGAAGCGGGTCAAGCAGCGGCTGACCAAGAAGCAGTACCTCATTGTGGGAAGAGGCGCGGCCAAGTCCCTCTACGACTCCTGCATCCAGGCTTATTTCTGTGTGGTGGACGGCTCGACGACCCATCAGATTACGACAGCCCCCACCATGAAGCAGGCGGAGGAGATCGTCAACCCCATCAAGACCGCCATCACCAGAGCGAGAGGCCCTGTGTTTCAGTTCATGACCGAGGGTTCCTTGCAGAACACCACCGGCTCCAGAGCCAACCGCGTCAAGCTGGCCTCTACAAAGAAGGGGATCGAGAACTTCATCTCCGGCTCCCTGGTGGAGGTCCGTCCCATGTCGGTGGACAAGCTCCAGGGACTCCGCTGCAAAGTGGCCACGGTGGATGAGTGGCTTTCTTCGGCGGACGCCCGGGAGGATGTCATCGGTGCCATTGAGCAGGGCGCATCCAAGCTGGACGACTACCTGATCATCGCCACCAGCTCCGAGGGCACGGTCCGAAACGGAGCGGGCGACACCATCAAAATGGAGCTGATGAACATTCTTCAGGGCATCGGCCCTCCCCAGGAGCACGTGTCCATCTGGTGGTACAAGCTGGACTCCGTGGAAGAGGTCGCCTATCCGGACATGTGGATCAAGGCAAACCCCAACCTGGGAAAGACCGTGACCTACGAGACCTACCAGAAGGACGTTGACCGGGCAGAAACGGCCCCCGCCACCCGCAACGATATGCTGGCAAAGCGGTTCGGGCTGCCCATGGAGGGCTACACCTACTACTTCACCTATGAGGAGACTCTCCCCCATCGCCGGCAGAGATTTTGGCAGATGCCCTGCTCCCTGGGGGCGGACCTTTCCCAGGGCGATGACTTCTGCTCCTTTACCTTCCTGTTTCCTCTTCGGGATGGCTCCTTTGGCGTCAAGACCCGAAACTACATCACATCGCTGACCCTGCACAAGCTGCCGGCGGCCATGCGGGTGAAGTATGAGGACTTCATGGCGGAGGGGAGCCTGATCGTCATGGAGGGCACCGTCCTGGACATGATGCAGGTCTACGATGACCTGGACGAGCACATCATCAACCGGGGCTATGACGTGCGCTGCTTTGGCTACGACCCATATAACGCCCAGGAGTTCATCAAGCGGTGGACAGATGAAAACGGCCCCTTCGGCGTAGAAGTGGTCCGACAGGGTTCCCGGACGGAATCTGTCCCTCTGGGCGAGCTGAAAAAGCTGGCCGGAGAGCGTATGCTGCTCTTTGACGAGGAGCTGCTCACCTTCTCCATGGGAAACTGCATCACCATGGAGGACACCAATGGAAACCGGAAGCTGCTGAAGAAACGGTCCGACCAGAAAATCGACGCTGTGGCGGCCATGATGGATGCGTATGTGGCCTATAAGCACAATCCAGAAGCATTTGAATAAAAAAAAGGGGGGTACTATGAAGCCCTATGAAAAGCCTCTCTCCCCGCAGGAGTACCTGATGCACTACGGTGTCAAGGGTATGAAATGGGGCGTAAGACGCTACCAGAACTACGACGGTTCTTACACCCGCAAGGGTCTGGAACGGTATCGCAAAGCGGAGTCGGACTACGAAACCGCTAAGTCGAAAGCAGACGAAACCAGGGCCGCCTACAAATCCGGTCAAGCTACCCGTCAGCAGGTCAAGGATGCCAAGAGCGCTGTTAAGACCGAGAAGCGTAAAATGGAAAACGCTTATGAAAAGCTGAAAACCGACAAACTGGCCGATGAAGGAAAGAAGCTTTACCAGAGTGGAAAAACTATTTCGGGAAACACCCAAGCGACCTATTTGGCCGAGGGCGTTATCATTGCTGGAAGCACCGTGGTGTCCAGACTTCTCGCGAACCAACTGAACAACCAGGAGGTTGCCAATATTGCCGCATCGACCATCGCGATCGGCGGAACGATTGTCAATGGTTTACTGGCGGCAAAGACGAGCAGGGAGAACAAACGGCTGAGAGCGTACTACGCCCACTAAGCGAAGGAGGAAAAGTATGGGTCCTTACGACAAACCTTTTTCTCCCCAAGAATACCTGATGCACTACGGCGTCAAGGGTATGAAATGGGGCGTACGTCGTTACCAGAACAAGGATGGTACATTGACAAAAGCCGGAAAAGAACGGTATAGTCAGAACCAGCAGGACGGGGTTGATTCTTTTCTGAAGAGTGTGGGTTCCAAAAAGGTTTCCGAATTGACCGGTTCTGTAAATGAAGATCTCGCAATCCAGGCGGTTACATATGTTTCCGCATTTGCCGCTGTTCTCGCCGTGAAAGCGGTACAAAACCGAATGCTGCGGAAAGGCCGGATGAAAGAGCTGGATAGGCTCAACCGGGAGAAGGATATTAAAGACTTTGACGAGTGCCCCCGCCTCCCCCGGAAGATGAAAGCGGAAGAGAGCGTCAAAGTAACCAATCCGGATTATCCTGATTTGGGCACCACCATGAATTGCACCTTCTGCACAACCGCCATGGCCCTTCGAGAGAAGGGATATGACGTGCAGGCGACAAAAGTCAGTGATGGATTCTTTTCTGATGACTTTTTCAAAGCCACTTTCAATTCCCCTGAGGTCAAAATGGGAAGGAAAAAGTCGGGGCAAGCCGTTCTCGATACGCTTTCGCAGACCGGCGACGGGTCCTATGGCAATCTGACCGTGGCTTGGAAACTCGGGGGGAAGCATAGTCTTTTCTGGAAGAATGAGGGCGGCAGAACTCGAATCTATGACGGTCAGAGCGGAGAAGAGATTACTCAATCTCCGTCGAAAACCAGATCGTTCATGGACTTTGTCAATCTGAAAACCATCACATATAACCGCCTTGATAATTGCGAGCCAACCACCTATGCCTTGGCCGCGGTTGAACGACCTAAAAAGACGTAAAGAGGGAGGATAAACATGACCGTAAAGGAAGCCATTGTTATTTTCGCAAAGCAGTTCCCCGATAAGGCGGTTGTCGGGT